GGCCCGTGCGGCGCGGAGCCGCTGGCCGGTGACCAAGGCGAAGCGGCGAAAGATCGTCGATCGCCTGATGGGTGTGCTGGAGGGGAGCAACGACGACCGGAGCATCATCGCGGCGTCCAAGGCGTTGATCGCGGCCGACGCGATCAACGCGAAGCGTGAAGGCGGCGGTGCTCCGGCCGTGAATGTTGGGGTCAACGTGGGGGTGTCGGTGGCGGGACTGCGGCAGGAGTTGGCGACGGATGCAGCATACCTCGAATATCTGCGAGCTCATCAAACAAACGGCGACGCCAGCCCTGTTCGCGCGAACGGCAAGCCGCGGGCGCTGGGAAATGGCGCCCCATCTAACGGCGCTGGATCGGGCAATAACGGACACCATCACGGGGGCTGACGGAATCAGGCGGCTGGCGGTGTCGATGCCGCCGCGTCACGGAAAGAGCGAGCTTTGCTGCAAGTATCTGCCCGCGTGGTATCTCGGGACTTACCCACACAACAGAATCATCCTGGCGAGCTATGGGGACCGATTCGCGTCGGAGTGGGGACAGAAGGCGCGTGACGTTCTCAGCGAATGGGGGCCGGCGGTGTTTGGTGTCGACGTGCGAAAAGACAAGGCGGCGTCCGATGACTGGCTGATCCAGGGCGCGGACGGCGGCATGAAGACCACCGGCGTCGGCGGTCCGCTGACCGGGCGAGGCGCGAACCTGCTGGTTATTGACGACCCGGTCAAGAATGCCGAGGAAGCCGCCAGTGAGGTGTACCGCGAAAAGATGGACGAATGGTTCCACTCGACGGCTTACACTCGCCTGGAGCCCGGCGGGGCCGTGGTGTTGATCCAAACCCGCTGGCATGAAGACGACCTGATGGGGCGCGTGCTGCGGCGTGCCGCGGACGGCACCGGCGAACAGTGGCGCGTCCTGCGCATGCCGGCGGTCGGCGACGATGGGGCGGCGCTCTGGCCGACACGGTTCGATGCGGATCAGCTCGTCAGGATTCGCAAGCAGGTGGGCGAGTACTGGTGGAGCGCGTTATATCAGCAGAACCCGACCCCGAAAGAGGGGTTGTTCTTCCGCGTGGGGAATCTTCAGATTGTGGACGCCGCGCCCGCCGGTTTGCGGTACTGGCGCGCATGGGACATCGCGGCGACCGCAAATGCCGGTGACTATACCGTCGGCGTCAAGATGGGGACGGACAAGTCGGGCGTCTACTACATCACGGACATCGTCCGCGGCCAGTGGGCCACAGACGAGCGGGATTCGCGCATCCGGCTGACCGCCTCGATGGACGGTCGCACCGTGCGTATCCGCGTCCCCGAGGACCCCGGGGCAGCCGGCAAGAGCATGGCGCAAGCGTTTGTGCGGATGCTGGCGGGCTACGTCGTGAAGGCGGAGCGCGTGACTGGCAGCAAAGAGAGCCGGGCCGACGCCTTTTCTTCGCAGGTCAACGCCGGCAATGTTCGTCTGGTCCGCGCACCGTGGAACGCCGCGTTTATCGAAGAGTTGCGGACGTTCCCCAACGGGACGCACGATGATCAGGTTGATGCGGCGTCCGATTGTTTCAACGAGTTCGCGGGCCGGCGCTCGATCTTTGTGGCGGGGTGAGTCATGTTGCAGCGTATCAGGGCGGCGGTGAAGGCGTTTTTCTCCGGAACTCGAATGGCCGTGGGGGCGATCCGCTCGGCGATGCGGACCGGCGGGCCCGGAGGATGGGCCTCGGACCACAGGGAAGAGGCGATGCACGTCGCCGGTTGGCAGTACGTGGCGATCCGCGCCAAGTGCATCCAGGCGATGCAGGCGACGTGCGAGGTGTATTCAACCGCGCCTTCGCGGGCCGAATCGTCGAAGCTGCGCCGCCGCATGATCCGCAAGTCGTTTGGCTCCATCGCACGGTACAAGGCGCTCTACAACGAAGAGGAAGACGAGACGACCCCCCTGCCGCCGGAGCACCCGCTGGTGGAGCTGCTGAAGCGTCCCAACCCCCAGCAGTCCGGCGCCATGTTTCGGTTCGACGTTGTTCAGCAACTCGAATCCACCGGCACGGCGCTGGTATGGAACGTGCCCAACATGCTGGGGCGCACGGTCGAGCGGTATGTAATCCCCACTGCCATTGCCACGCCGATTGCACCGTCTGGCGAGTATCCACGCGGTGGTTGGCGGATCGACCCCACGGGGGCGCGGTTTGCGATGACCGGGGACGACGGCTTTGTCGAGATGTTCGGCGGCCTGACCAAAGCATTTGGTGGCATTGTCCCCGCCGAACAGGTCCAGGCGATCCGCTGGCCGCATCCCATCTACCGCGACGACGGATTCTCTCCGATGTCAGCCGGTGCGCAGTGGATCGACGCGGCTGAGATGATCGACATGACGCGCCACTCCCACCTGCGCAACCGGGTGAGCCCCAGCGTGATTATCGAGTGCCCGCCGGACCTCCAGGCGACCCAGGAAGAGCTGGACGCGGCGAGCGCTAAGTTCAACGAGAAGTATTCCGGTCCCGATGCCGACGGGAAAGCAATGTTCGTGACGGCCGGGAATGTGACCGTTACGAGCGCCAATCCGCGGGATATGGACTATATCGCGGCGTTCGACCAACTGCGGGCGGCGGGCTTGGCGTTGCATGGAGTGACGCCCATTGCGGCGGGCATCACTGAGGGGGGCAGCTACGCTGCGTTCTTCGCTGCGCTCAAGGGGTTCACCCTGTTGACGGTGCAGCCGATTCTCGACCTGCTGGCGGAAGAAGACACGGAATTCCTTGCCCCGCAGTTCGGCGAGGGGATCACCATCGAATATGAGGCTGCGTCCATTGATGACCCGACGATGCTGGAGGCACGGCTGGCGAACGACCTCTCCGCCAAGGTGCTGACGAAGGGGGAATGGCGGGCGCTCCGCGGCATGGCGCCGTTCGGCGATGAACGTGACGACGAACTCGTGGGAGACGGGGCTGCGCCGGAACCGTTTGGCGGTTTCGGCGCCTTCGGTCAGGGCTCTTTCAACGCGACGGAAAAGCCCGAGTCTCCAAGCATGGCGCCGGAGGATGGCGAGGAAGAAGAGCGGCCCAAGCACAACGGCCACCGGACGCGGAGCGATGTGCTGCATGCGCTGAAGACGGCCCGGACGCTGGAGGATGCGCGGCGATTCATCGAACAGCGGGGGCGACATGGCTGACCTGCGCAACAGGCTCGCCATTGAGGCGGCGATTCAGCAGCGTCTTGATTCGCTGTCCGCGAAGCACCGCGAAGAGCTGTTGTCGTACCTGGGAAATCCGCCGGACCTGGACCGGGTGCCAGACGAGTTTTGGGAGAAGGTGGAGCGCGAAGAGCGTGAACGGCTGATCCTGCTGCTGCTGATTGTGTTCTCGGCGTCGGCGATTCAGCATGGCGAGCGGTTTGGGCTGGACCGCGACCAAGTCGCCGGGGCCGCGGAAGAGTGGGCGGCGGTCCGCGCTGCGGAAGTCGCCGAGGGGTACGCCCGGCATAGCCGCGAACTGGCGGAGACGGCCGCAAGTCGCTGGGCACAGAGCGAAGGCATGGAGATGCCGGCGACGGAGGTTGCCGAGGATATCTCCAGAATCTTTGGGACGACGCGAGACCGGATGATTGCGATCAACGAGACGGCGGCAGCGGCGACCGCTGGCGGGGAGTATGGCATCGCCGCGACAGCCGGGAGGTCTGAGGACGATACGTGGTATACGGCTGACGATGCCCGCGTCTGTCCGGTCTGTTCGCCGCTGCATGGGGTTGGGCGCAGCGTCTGGTCAAGCTACTTCCCCGAGGGGCCGCCGGCGCATGTCGTGTGCCGGTGCTGGATTGTTTACGCCGCAGAGTCTATGGAGGTGTTCGCGTGACGATGGCGAGTCGAGAGCGAGAGAGGGACTACCGCAAGAAGCCGCAGCCCGTGTGTCCGAGATGCGGCGTGCCAATGCTGGTGGGGCGCACAACGGACAGCGTGCGGTACTGCTACTGCCCCGTGCCGGGGTGCCGGGAATCGACCAAACAGGCGCGCAGCCGGTACTGACACACTTTCTACGTTCGTAGAACCGGGCAATCG